AACGGTCATACCTTCCAAGAACTTCAAGGAAACAGTGTCATCAGATGGGAGGAGATATCCTCGATCTGTGTTAACAGTTCCAAGTGCTGTACTTGTTCCGCTTGCTCCAGCATCCCGGCGTCCGTTCCAAAGGGTAGGAATGATGTCAACAACCCCATAGTCCGAAATATATTGGACGACTGATAATTTCAAGATACCATCCTTAACATCCTGGTTGAAGTTAAAGTCACTGTTTGCAGTGGTGGATCTTGTGTAGTCAGTAATTTTATTTACGACTGATGGACCTCCAAAAAGTTTGAAAGAACCTTTAGAACCAGCGGCAGTGTAAACAGCTTGAAGTAATCCACGGAAAGCGGATTCTGTCAAACTTGCAAGACTTACTCTTGAACCACTTACTGCACGGAAACCTTGTTTTAAGGATGTGTCGAAAGTGTTACCGGTTGCAGTTGGGTCAGACCAAATTCCAAGTCCGCACATAGTCGCACCATTACTTGCATCACCAGCGGCTTGATCGTTGTTTGAAGCGATTGCCACTTCAAGGCTGTTCTTTAACTGAATTAAAGATTTTGCAGTTGAGGCCGCAAAGAGCGATCCACCAGGAGCAACATCAACCATTTCAGCCTGACGAGAAACTGCGAAGATATCTCTGAGTGTGGCTACCCTATTTCCGAGCCTCGCTCTTGAGTCAATTAAGTTAGCGGCATTCGATAGAGTGATATCTACACCATCTGCGTTTGTTGCGGCACTTGAGCCAGCGGGATCAGCGAGTGAATCAACTAACCATTCATTAAGAGTCGCTTTTGGAGCGGCTGATTGTGAAATCGTGCTGTAAATTGGCGTTTCTTGTGGAGAAACGGTCTTCATCACATTTTCTAAATTTTCGCGTGAGCCTTTGGTACTCAACACGTTATACGAAGTTGCTATAGCCATTTTATATATTCCTTATTTTAAGATTTTTAAATTTTTTTAGTCCGCTAAGAATGCGGCGAGATCGTTGACCGAAAGGTTTTTACGCTCCAAAATTTTCTGTTTATTTGCAGTCTGACGAGAGGCCGAGGTCTGTACCGGTGGACTTGAATCGCCCATCGTTGTCGGAGGTGCTTTGGCTACCCTTTTGGCTTTAGGTTTGGCCGTCTTGGCCGCCTGATCCGCTTTGATTGCTTCAACTCCTCGAACGAGTGTTGCCGCTACGAAATCACCATTAGGTAAGGATTTGAGAATGTCGGAATACTGACTTTTTATCTGACCTAAAACGGATCTCCGTTCCTCGGCGATGTCGGTATCGACTGTTTCTGAAATCCACGGATGAGCATTAATCGTATCTTGTTGCCATTGCGATTTTGACTGGAGATATTGTGCCCTTTCGGGGATTTTCTCGGTCAGATAATCTTCCGCTTGCGTAAGAATATTTCTGATATCCTCATCGGCATATTCCTTCCCACCGGATTCTACATAATCTTTCCCGATGTGTTGTAATGCCCATTTTTTGGCGGCGATTGCTTCCTTTCGTAAGGTTTCCAATGATTGAAAATCTTGGACTTCTTCTAGGGCTGGCTGACTGGATTCCGATTGCTTTTGAGGATTAGCCTTTAGTGATTCGATTTGAGCTTGTAACGCTTCGACTGTTTCTTCGCTTCCCTTTGCACGCGCAGTCAATTTATTGATCTGTTTAAGCAGTTTGCCAACAGCTTTGGGCGGTTCAGCTTCTTCCGATTCTGACTCCTCCTCTTCGGCTATCTCTTCCGTTTCCTCCTCCTCCGATTGCTCGGTTTCGGTTGACTGTAAAAGAACATCTTCTTGGTCGGTTTCTGCATCTGCGGTAGTTGTCTCGGGACCAACTTCCACTTCAGATTCCTGTGAGGGTTCAGCCTCTTCGACTTTCTCAACGAACGATGCCGTTAATTCTTCCAAAGTGGTGATCCCTTGCGTTGTTGTTTCTGCTTCTGTTGTAGCCGGAGCCTCGCTTAATTCTGTATCTGCCATAATTCTGCGTTTAAAGTTCGCACTCTTGCGTTGTTCTGCGTACCGATATGGTACGCCACATCCCATTATGACAGGGGGGCGGATAAATTACTCAGGCAGTTTTAAATATTTCCCAATTCTCCCGATATTTCTCGTGCTTAGCTTTGGAATCGGGGTTGTGCGGATATACCGCAACTGTTAATGCTCCATCGATCGCCATGCATGGGATCAGATACCAGGTATCAATGTCAGCGCAGTAAATTGCCACCACATCGACCTTTGTGCAGTCGAGGGGGTGTTTTACGGATCGACCAGTAGTGGTACTAAATTTGTACCTGTTACATCCATTTTTTCTTTCCGAGGAACTAGCTTTACCTGACCCCTTGATTTGAACATTAAATTTTTTACCCGCCGAATTTACGACAATGCAATCAACCGGTAAATGGTCACCGAGTGGGGTAAATACTTCTAATCCTTGCCGAAGAGATTTTGTAAAAAATTCCTGTTCGTAAATGTAGCCAAATCGCTTAGTCATCTTCGAGGTCGATGTCGGATTCAAAACCGACCACCTCTTCATCCATCCACTCTTCTACATCGTTTAAGGCAATCTGTGCCATCTCCTGGTCATCGATGTCCGACTCCTCGAGCCAGCGATTAAGCAAAGCCCGATGCTCGTTTTTAAATTGTTGATGGGGTGTCAGTTTCGGCATTTTCTAAGCTTTCTACTATTCGTGTTAAGCCAGCAATCTCACCGCTAAGTCGGGCGAGTTTCTGAGGGTTATCCACATGGGTATAGTCCTGAAAATCGACCAGGCACATATCCCGCTGTTCTTTAATAAAATCTTTTATTACGAGCCATTCGGTCTGTTCGCCGAGGCCGTTTATCGCATCACCTAGTGTCATTTTTTCCTTCTTATTGGTTTAACTCTTCTGCCCATGCCAACCTTTGATTTTTCCGCCTTCTTCCGTTTCAATTGGCTCTTGCTCATCTCCGATTTTAGCTTGGGCGTTTTACTCGAAACTCTTTTAGTCGGGCGGCAGTATTCATTCGCCTTACCCTGTCCGCATGGTTTACCGGTCCGTGTATCTTTCCACTTCTCAGCACCCCATCTTTCTAACGAAGATCCAGCCGGAGACTTCTTGACCTGTCCCTTCGACTTCCGGCATTTTGCAATCTGCTGAGATGCTCGGGCGGATGGAAATACCTTTACCCGAGCCTTTACCTTCTTGTAGCAAGCATCCTTGGCCATCTTACCACTTCACCTTGTTTGCCCAGTAAGCCGCCGAAGTTTTTCCCTTGGCAATATTCTTCCTATGACGGGCTTTAAACGATGCCCGCTTTTTCTTCATTGCCGAACTCTCACCCTTTTTCGGTTTGCCCGCAGTCTTTGCACCCTGTTGGCCGAAGCGAATTATTTTATCATTCCCATCATCTTTAACTAAAACCACATGCGATTTAGTCGGATGGTTGGGAGTTCGCTTGGGTTTTGAATATCCGGCGAATGTAATTCCTCGGTAAACCTTACTCACTTTTTATTAGGCATTTTCTTCTTAGGCATCTTTTTCCGACCCATTGCTTTTGCTTTTTTAGACGGCCTTCCGACCTTCGATCCGTATGTTCCTTTTCCGTATGGCATAATATTTCCTTTTTATTTAAGCGGCTACTGATGTACCTGGTACATTGCCAGGAGGAGTACCTAGCTGGCCAATTATTGCGTTTCTTTGCTGGGCTTGCATCATTTCGAGCTGTCCCGCATATGTCTGAAGTCTCTTTGCGAAGTTCTCATCCTCTTGCATTCGCTGTTGAACATCCTGTGCCGGTATTTCGGGTGTACCTTCAAGGAACTCTCGGAGTTTCTGTAGACGAAGTTGAGAATTTACACCCTGTTGAGGTACATTAACCACTTGTCCCGATGCAATCTTGGCAATGTCGGCTGAAGTTTCTTGAATTTCTTTGTCGGTTGCTTCTTCAACTGGGGCGATCAATTGACCGGCTAAGTTAGGATCGATTGCTTCCAAAACTTTACGAAGATATACATCATATCGACCAACTCCTTGACGGTCATAAGTTGACATTAATTTACCAACTGTATCCAGCTTCTGAAGAACCTTTTCCTCGTCCTGGTTCATCGAGTTCCAGGTGATATTAAAATCATAAACCTCGGCAGTTTCATCTAACATGAGCATCGCACCCTGTTCGTTATTTGTTACCCGAAACCAAATTTGTGGACCGCCGTAAGTTCTGTCTAGACACCATACACGATTTAAAATCTGTTTAAATCCATTGAGCCATTGGTTTACCAAGTGCTGGCGAATGCTATTTGCTTCAACCGCATCCTCGGGTGATGTCGCTCTGCCAGTTATCTTATTGGCGAGTTGTCTGATTTGCATCTCCACCTCCATCGAGGCTGGCGAGTAGCGTGGAATTTCAACGAATCCAAACTCTCCACGGCGGCGGACTGGAATCTGCGCACCTGGTCCGATCCGTTCGGGCTTTCGGCCAACGATATATTCTGCGGCTGGCAAGGTACTCATCGAGGCGCGGTCACGCCGGGCATCCATCTCAGTTTTTACTGAAATTTGATAAGACTTTAAAAGTTCAGGGTAACCTCGGGAATCGAGCAATCGATGATTGAGGTTCTCACGAGTTATGCAGACAAATGGATATTTGCCCTCATCATATGCCATCGGACTATGGAACCCATGCCCTTCGGCTTCATCCGCCCAACAGGTAATGGTACAAATTGGTACATCGTCTTCATCCAATTCCTTACGATAAGTCGTAATAACTCGAACCATGCCTTCATAATCCTGTGTGCCGTAAAAATTACCGGTGTCGTAAGACATTAAATCAGAACTGTAACTCTCAGGTGCATAAAAGCCTTTACTGTTCTCCAGTACCTCCTCAATCCACTTCTTATCCCATCCTTCGTTGACCTTCTGCATGAGTGCTTCGGGGCTGTAATAGTGAATGCAGTGAATGCTCCTGGCAGACTCCAAATCGATTACATTAGAGTCGATGATTATTTCCCGACCTAATTCATAAGCCTTAATTGCCGGACGATTTACAACCGCCTTTTCAGTCGGAACTTTCGATACTCCTTTATTGCGAAGTTCGTTAATCATCTTCCGAACTCTTCGCTTTTTCAGATTCGGGAATAACGGGAATAACATCTCCTCAACTCCCTCTTTCATCTCGGGATCTTGGATTGCCATAGCCAGCTCGGGACTCATCTGTGCAATCTCTTCGAGGCTAATATCCTTGAATACTCGAGTGGTTTCCCCGCCCAGATCGTGACTGGGAAAC